CGAGGACATCTGCGACCGGGCGTTCGTGCCCCGCTACCGCCGCGCCGTGCTGGACGGCTCGGGCAGCGGCGAGTTGCTGCTCACCGACGCGGCGTGGGTCGCCGATGGCCGCTCCGCCGGGGACGTGCGCACCATCCGCTCGGCGTCGGTGGCCCCCCGCTTCGGGCAGGCCGCGGTCGCGCTGACCCCCACCCAGCTGGCCGCCCTGTACGTCACCGCGGACGGGCTGCTGTGCCGCACCGACGGCAACCTGTGGGCCGAGGGCGTGGGCAACGTTGTCGTGGAGTACGAGTACGGCCTCACGGCGCCGCCTGCCGGCGTCGTGCGCGCGGCGAAGACCCGCCTCCGCAGCCGGCTCAACCTCAGCAAGACCGGCGTCCCCGACCGGGCCGCGTCGTTCACCTCCGTCGACGGCGGCACCTACCGGCTGGCGCGTGAGGACGCCTACCGCACCGGCATCGACAGCGTCGACGCGGCGTACGGCCGCTACTCGCGCCGCGTGCAGGCCGGTGCCGCCGGCGCGGGTGCGGCCGCGCCCGGTGGGCGGGTGCCGGCGTCGCGGCCGCTGAACTTCGACCCGCAACGCAACTCGCTGTTCCACGGCGGTCGACGCTGATGGCCGGGACCAACGCGATCGCCGTCAAGAAGGAGCTGTTTCGCCGGCTCGCGCTGGAAAGCGGGCTGAGCGGCGTGCAGGTGGTCTACCTGCTGCCGCCGCGCGACATCCAGCGGGAAGCCGTCTACGGCGGAAAGATCACCGGCCCGGTCGAGCAGGCCGCGATGCGACCGGCCGCCGCCCGCTCAATACGCGAGGAGCAGCCGCTGATCAACGTGCACATCCGGGTCCTCGGCGAAGGCGTCCTCGACTCCACGAGCGAGGAACGGGCCGGGGTCCTGGCCGGTGTCGTCTTCGACATGGTCGCCGCCGACCCCCGGCTGGCTGGGGCCGTGGCGGGCCTGCTCGACCTGGCCGTGGTCGAGCAGGAGCACGAGTACGGCTTGGCCGAGGACGGCTCGGTGATCGCCATCGCCACCCTGCAGCTGCTCGCCCGCTCGATGCTGACCTGACCGGAGGGTGGTCGTGTCCGTTCTCGCGCTGACCAACGCCTACTGCTACATCGACAACCACGACTTCACCGGCGACGCCAACGACCTCATGCTGACCTGTGACGCGGCGCAGCTGGACGCGTCGGTGTTCCGCGGCGCCGGCTGGAAGGCCTTCGCCGGCGGCCTCAAGGACACGAAGTTCGACCTCAAGGGATGGTGGCAGGCGTCCACCCCGGACTCCGCCGACAGCGACCTGTTCCCCGACCTCGGCACCGGCAGCCTGGCCGCCACCGTCGCCGCCGCCGAAACCGAGGCCGGCCCGGCGTGGATGTGGCAGCTGGCCAAGCTGAACGTGCAGATGTTCGGCAAGATCGGCGACCTGGCGCCGTTCGCCGCCGGCGCCGTCACCACCAACAACGTCGGGGTGATCCGCGGCCAGCTGGGCAAGGCCATGGGCACCGTGTCGGCAACCGGCGCGCTCGGCTCCGGCTGCAACCTCGGCGCGGTCAGCGCGACGCAGAAGCTGTACGCCACCTTCCACGTCTTCGGCACCTCCGGCACCACCATCACCGTGGTCATCGAGTCCGCCGCGGCGTCCAACTTCGCCGGCGCCACCACCCGGGCCACCATCGGCCCACTGACCACCGCCGGCGGCACCTGGCTCACCCCGGTCGCCGGCGCCGTCACCGACACCTGGTGGCGGTTGCGGGTCACCGCGATCACCGGCACCTTCACCGTCGCCGGCGCCATCGGCATCCAGTAGTCCCCACCGCGTCCTGAGGAGCCACCGTGAGCGTGCTCGCGCTGACCAACGAGTACCTGCTGTTCAACGCGGTCGACCTGTCCGACCACGTCACAGCGGCCACCGTGACGGCCAACGCCGACGACCTCGACGCCTCCGCGATGAGCAGCGGCGGCTGGAAGGTCCACGCCGGCGGGCTGAAGGCCGGGCAGCTGCAGATCGAGCTGCTCGACGACTTCGCCCTGGCCAGTGTGGACGCCACCATCTGGGCGGCGTTCAGCGCCAACCCGATCGCCCCGGTCGCGTTCGAGGTGCGGCCGGTCAACGTCGCCCGGTCCACCACCAACCCGGGCTACGCCGGCAGCATCATCCCGCTGCAGTTCAGCGTCGGTGGCCAGCTCAACACCATGGCCAAGAAGTCGCTCACCTTCCCCATCACCGGGGCCCTGACGAAGCAGACGTCCTAGCCGTGGGCGCCGGGCTGCTGCAGGTCGAGATCAAGGGCCAGGACGACCTGCGCCGGGTCGCGCGGGCGCTGCGGCTGGCAGACAAGGACGGCCTGCGCCGCGAGCTGGCCACGGCCATCCGGCAGGCCGCCCGCCCCACCCTGGACGCCATCCAGGCCTCGGCCGGGCGCATCAGCACCCGCGGCTATCCCAAGCCCGGCGCCGTGCGCCGGTTCACCCGGCCGGTACCGGCCAAGGGCACCCGGGCCAAGATCGCCGCCGCGGTCGGCAGCACCGTGCGGGTCGCCGAGGACAACCCCCGGGTGTCGTTCACCGTCCGGTCCGCTCGGCTGCCGCTGGAGCTGCGCAACATGCCCCGCAAGTTCGACTCCGGCCGCACCTGGCGGCACCCGGTCATGGGCAACCGGAACGCATGGGTCGGCCAGTCCGGCCAGCCGTGGTTCTGGCCGCCGATCCGGGACAACATCAAAACCTTCCGCGGGGAGATCGAGCAGGCGCTCGAGCGCACCCGCGAGCAGATCGAAGGGGCCTGAGGTGGGCGTCAGCATCCGATTCACCGACGCCGACCGGGCCCGCCTCGGCGTGGTCGACGAGTGGCTGGCGGTGGACTACCTGTCCGTCACCGGCCGCGAGGCCGCGGTGCTGCAACACGGCTTCGACCTCGACGGTGAGCACGTCTGCTTCCCGTCGCCGTCGGCCTGGCGCAAGGCGCTGGTCGACACCAAGGTCCTCGACGAGCAGGGCAACGAGATCCTCGTCGACGTCCTCGACGCCGACGGCCAGCCGGTGCTCGACGAGCAGGGCCAGCCCAGGCGGGTACCCAAGCGGCGGCCACACTGGGGCGCCGAGCTGGTGGTCGGCTGGCTCGCGCTGCGCCGCGTGGGCATCCACGTCCCGCTGGCCGAACTGGACTACGACATGGACGGGCTGCGCATGCGCACCGCCCCGGACCCCGATACGGCGGCCACCGGCGACCCGGGAAAAGACCCCGCGTCCACCCCGCCGACGACATCGAACTCCTGATCCGCCGCTACACCCCGCTGTTTCTGCACCTGTTCCCGGGCGTGCCGTGGGACGCCTGGCCCGACCTGCCCTACGAGCTGATCCTCGGCTGCATCCAGCTCACCGAGAAGCTCACCACACCCGGGGGGTGACATGTCCCGGGACCTGGTGCTCGACGTCATCGCCAAGAAGAGCAGCCGCGAGCTGTCCGTCCTGGCCGAGGAGTTCGAGCGGCTGGCCAAGCAGACCGACGACGCCGGCCGGCGGTTCAACGAGACCACCAGTTTCTCCCGCTACCTCGACGACGAGATCGTCAAGACCCGTGTGCACGTCCACGAGCTGGCGCAGGAGTTCGAGCGCACCGGCTCATCCGACGTGTTCGGGAAGCTGCGCGGCGCCCAGGGCAACCTGCGGTCCCTGGAGAAGATCAAAGTCGATCTGACCTCGGCCCTGGAGACCGGCGTCAAGGACGCCATCCCGGTGGTCGAGGACACCCTCGCATCAGGCGCCCAGCAGGGCAGCAGGACGTTCTGGACCGCCTTCTCCAGCCTGCCGCCGCAGGCCCAGGCCGCCATCATCGCCGCGCTCGTCGGCGTGGTCACGGTCAGCGCGCCGGTGCTCGGCTCAGCTCTCGGCGGAGCCATCGTGGCCGGGGTCGGCGGCCTGGGCATCGGCGCCGGGATCGCCGGGCAGATCCACGACCCGCTGGTCCACGCCGCCCTGACCGACCTCAAGAACGACTTCCTCAGCACGTACCACGAGGTCACCGAGGACTTCGCGCCGGTGGCCGCCCGCGCGGCCGGCACCCTCGACCGGGCCGTGCACAACATCGCCCCCGGTCTCAAGAGCGCCTTCTCCCAGGCCGCCCCGTACGCCGAGAAGTTCTTCGACGGGGTTGGTGAGTTCATCGAGAAGATCGAGCCCGGCCTGGAGAAGGCCATGGTCGTCGGGTCGCAGATCCTGGCATCGATCGGCGAGCGGGACCTGCCGGAGCTGGCCCGGTCGATCTCCGGCTTCCTGGAGATCCTTTCCAGTGGCGGTAAGGAAGGCGCCGACGCCCTGCACCTGATCTTCATCGCCGTCGAGTCGATCATCACCGGGGTCGGGTACCTCATCGCCAGCCTGGAAGGCCTGTTCCGGCTCGGCGAGGACGTGTACTCCGTCTTCCAGGGCATCCTGTCCGGCGACTGGACCGCCTTCCTGGACCAGCTCACCAACCTGGCCGAGGTCTCCGACGACACCACCGTCAGCGTCAAAGCGCTCAACGCGGCACAGGTCGACCTGACCCAGTCGGTACGCGACGCCTCGGCCGCGTTCGACGAGTACTTCGGCAAGCAGATGTCTGTCGACCAGGCCAACGACGCCCTCAAGGCCGGGCTGCTGGAGCTCAAGGACAACCTCGACCGGCACAGCCGCTCCCTGGAGGACAACACCCTGGCCGGGCTGCACAACCGCGACGTCGTCCGTGGCCTGATCCAGCAGGCCGAGGCGGCCCGCCAGGCGCAGATCGACATGGCCGGCGGCGCCGACGCCAGCAAGGAGGCCATCGACAAGGCCAACGGGTCCTACCAGGCCGCCATCCAGCAGATCGTCACCCTCGGGGTCAAGGCCGGCCTGTCCAAGAAAGACCTCGAGGCCCTTGTCGGGCAGTACCGCATCGACGTCCTCACCGTCCACACCGACGTCTACAGCAAGGACTACCGGTCCTACCGTGCCGACGAGCGGCGCACCCTGGGCGGCCCGGTGATGGCCGGCAAGGCGTACACGGTCGGCGAGCAGGACGAGGAGACCTTCGTCCCCGACGTGGACGGCTACATCCTCCCCAACACTCAGGTCAGCCGGGCCGGCTACGCCACCCCCTTCACAGGCGGCGCCGGCGGCGGCCGGTTCGAGGTGGGCTTCGCCGCCTCCGGCGACCAGATCGTCGCGGCGCTGCTTGCGCTGCTGCGCCCCTACATCCGCTCGTACCACGGCGGCGACGTCACCGCCGCCCTCGCCGGCGCCTCCTGACGCGAAGGGACATCATGCACCGGTACATCGCCTGGAACGGCGCCGCGCCGACCACCGCGGCCCTGGCATCGGTCACCACCGGCACGTCCATCAAATCGATGCTGCAGCTGGCCACCCCGTCGACCCGGCAGATCTGGATCGAGGAGTGGGGCTTCACCGCCGACGACCCGCCCGGCGCCGACGCGGTGTTCGAGCTGATCCAGACCGACGTCGCAGCGACCGTGACAGCGCATGTGGCCAGCGGCCTGGTCCCGCTGGATCCGAACCTGCCCGCGTCCCTGCTCACTCTGGGCGTCGCGGCGACCGGATACACCGCCAGCGCTGAGGGCACCACGACCGCCTCCCGGTCGCTGGACAACGTCTCCGTGTCGTCGGTCAGTGCCGAGGCGGCTCCGTTCCTCACCTACCGCAGGCAGTTCGACGTGTGGCCCGCCATCCCGGTCTCGAAGTTTCTGCGTGTACGGGCAACCACGCCAACCACGGCGGTCGACCTGCGCTGCTGGATCGTCTGGCATGAGTGATGTCGCGGCGATCCGGCTGTTCCCGCGGCAGAGCCTGCGCCGGGATGGACCGGCCGCCGCGTTCACCGGCGGGGTGCCGCTGCTGTCCGCCGCCCGGCTGCTCGTCGAGGCCGCGTTCGGCGCCAACCTGAGGGCCGACATCACCACCTGGTCCTGGACCGACATCGCCGGCGACGTCCGCCAGGCCAACCGCCGCGGCATTCTCGTCACCCAGGGCCGCGGCGACGAAACCTCCCAGGCCTCGCCGGCCGGGTGCACGTTCGAGCTGGACAACAGCACCGGCAACTACAGCACCGGCAACCCCGGCAGCGTCTACTGGCCCAACGTCAAACGCAACACCCCCATCCGGGTCTCCATCGACCCGGGCACCGGCCGGCCGATCCTGCGCTTCCAGGGCTACGCCGACGGGTGGACCCCGGGCTGGGACGCCTCGGCGAATCTGGCCATCGTCAGGCTGTCCGCGTCGGGCATCCTGCGCCGGCTGCAACAGGGCAAGACCCCGCTCAAATCGCCGCTGTACCGGGCGATCAGCAGGGCGACACCGGCGCCGGTGGCGTGGTGGTCGCTGGAGGACGGGTCCCTGGTGACCGCACCGACCGCCGTGATCGGCACCCCGATGGTCGCCGCTCCCGCGTCGGTGTTCTCCCACCTGGACACCGGCACCGTGTCCGGTTCGGTCGCCGGACCGCCAGGCGGGGCAACGGCCGCCGACATGTCCAAGGGCGGCCAGCTCACCGGCTACGTGTCCGGCACCTCTGGCACCTCGTGGCGGCTGGGGATCGCGTTCCAGTACAAGGAACCGGTCAAGGCCACCGAGTCCAGCAACGTGGTCACCATCGCCACCGTCGACGCGGCCGGCAACCCCGGCTGGTGGCGCTTCAGCGCCGCACCGTCCGGGGCGAACAACTGGGCATGGGAGTTCGGCATCGAAGGCGTGTCCACCACCCTCGACGACGGCACCCCGGCCCTCGACGACGGCAACTGGCACTGGCTGGAGATCCAGGTCCAGAACGGTGCTGGCACCAACGCCACCTACACTCTGTCCATCGACGGCGTGGTGCGGGCGTCGGGCACCGACAGGGGGTTCATCAAGGCCGGGACGCTGACCCGGGTTCTCGTGGCCGATTCCGGCGACCTGGACGCCGCCTCACACCTGGTGGTGTGGCCCACCAACGCCGCACTTTCGCAGAGCATCTACGACGCGTTCACCGGCTACGCCGGAGAGACCGTCACCGCGCGCCTGACCCGCCTGTGTGGCGAGGAAGACGTGCCGATCGCCATCACCGGTGCCTCCGACATCCTGATGGGCGCCCAGGGCACCGCAACGTTCCTCGCCCTGCTGCGCGAATGCGAGGCCACCGACCATGGCGTTCTGGCCGACGGGCTCGGCCCCGGCCTGCGGTACGTCACCCGGTCCGCCCGGTACAACCTGCCGGCCGCGCTGACCGCGGACATGAGCGCCGACCCCGCCGACATCAGCGCGCCGTTCGCCCCGGTCGACGACGACCAGCGCGACCGCAACCACTACCGGGTCGACCGCAAGAACGCCTCTTTTGTCGTGTTCGAGGACACCGACGGGCCGCTGGGCGCCGACGCCATCGGCACCTACGACTCCTCGGCCACCGTCAACACCCAAACCGACGACGTGCTCGACCAGCACGCCTCGTGGCTGGTGCGGCTCGGCACCGTCGAAGGGCTGCGGTACCCCAACCTGTTCCTCGACCTGGCCGTCCACCCCTCTTTGATCGCCGCCTGGCTGGCCGCCGGCGACAACACCCGAGCCGACGTCGTCAACATCACCGACCTCATGACGCAGCACCCACCCGGCGACGTGCAGCTGCTTATCGAGGGGTACCGGGAGATCCTGCCGTCGCAACTGGAGTGGCGGGTCGAAGCGAACTGCTCGCCCTACCAGCCCTGGCGGGTGCCGGTCATCGAAGGCGCCGGCGACACCGGCTGGCGTTTGGACTCCGGCGGGTCCACCCTGGCGGCCAACGTGCCGCCCGGCTCGACCAGCCTCAGCGTCGTGGTATCGGACGGGGTGCTGTGGTCCACCGTGGCCGGCGACTATCCCCGCGACATCGACGTGGGAGGCGTGCAGGTGACCGTCACCGCTGTGTCCGGGGCGGCGAGCCCGCAGACGTTCACCATCACCCCGGTCGCGTACCTGCTACCCGCCGGCGCGACGGTGAAGCTCTGGCGCGCCCCGGCGCTGGCCCTGTAAGGAGGAAGGTTCACAGATGCCGGCCGCCTTGCCCACCAACTGGCTGGTCAACCATCCTCCGACGGCCGCCGAGGCCGCGCAGGTCCTCGACGCGATCACCCGCATCACCAACATCGCGGTCATGTCGGCACTGTCGCCGACCGGGATCACCGCCTCCACCTCGGCCACCTACGTCGACATCGCCGGCACGTCCACACCGTGGAGCAAGCGCGCCGACGCCGCCGGTTCCAACGTGCTGGTCCTGTTGACCCTGCGCGGTTTCAGCTCCGTGGCCGGCAACCGCAACATGTTTGCGATCAAGATCGGCGCCACGGACTATGACGTCATCGTCGGTGACAGCAACCTGGCCAACGCCCACGAGACCTACGTGGGCTTCGCGGCGATTCCCAGTGTTGCCGCCGGTTCCTATACCCCGATCGTGAGGTTCAAGCGGGTGTCGGGCACCGGTGCGGTCACCGTCGGCGGCGGCGACACCGTCTCGTTCCTGATCGGGGAGCTGCCGCTGTGACCATCCACGGCTGGGACACGAGCCACTACGACGGTCGGTTGACCCGCGACCACATGGCCAAAGCCAGGGCCGAGGGCATCGCCTTCCTGCACAGCAAGGTCGGCGAAGGGCTCACCGACACCGAAGGCACCTACGACGACACCGCGCTGGCCGGCGCCCGGGACGCCGGCATCGAGTTCCTCGGCGCCTACTTCGTACCCCGCACGCTTGACTCGGCCGCGCAGGTGGACCTCTGGCGGCGGCAGCTGGACGCGGGCGAGCCGTGGCTATACGACTGGCCCGGCCGGTACGCGGTAGTCGACCTGGAGCGCTGGCCCTACGACAACGTGTCGGCCGGCAAGGGCATCGACTGCGCGAAGAGGCTGCGGGACCGGCTGGGGTGGCAGGTGCTGCTGTACGCCTCCCACGGCCAGTACGGCGACAGCCTGACCGGCTGGGATGGGCCGCTGATCAACGCGGACTACACCAGTCGCCCGGCGGCCGGGTTCGCCGCCATGTACCCCGGCGACGACTGGCAGCCCTGGCACGGCACCTGGCGGGGCGGCTGGGCCCCCTACTCCGGCCGCGAACCCACGTTCCTGCAGTACACCTCCAGCGCAACCATCGCCGGCCTGAGCACCTGCGACGCCAACGCCTACCGCGGCAGCCTCGCCCAGCTGCGCGCACTGATCACCCGAGGAGGCAGCGACACCATGCAGTGGGACGACCAGGGCGCCAAGGCCAAGAGCGGCCAGGCCACACCCGACCCGATCCTCGTCGACCTGTTCGCCGGCGAGCAGTCCGACAGCTCCCTGTACGTGCCCGGCGTCAAGACGTTCCGGCAGGCGCAGCTGCGGCGCATGGAGGACGGCATCACCGCCCTGAAGGCGGCCGCCGACGCCGACACCGTCCGGGACGCCGCCGCGCTCGCCGCGGTCCAGGCCCTGGCCGCCGGCGGCACCTCCCTGGACACCGCCGCGGTGGTCACCGCGGTCAACGGCGTCCGCGACGAGGCCCGCGCGGCGTACGCGGCGCTGCACGAGGAGAACACCTCGCTGCGCGCCGAGCTGGCCGCCGCCCACGCCGAACTCGCCCAGCTGCGCGCCGCCGCCGCGGCCGCCGCCCACGCCCAGGCCGACGCCCTGGGCGAGCAGGGCTGAGCCATGACGCTGTTCGACTCGCCGTGGGCGCAGCTCGGCGCGGTCGGCATCGTGTTCCTGCTGGTGCTGCTCATCGCCACCGGCCGGCTGATGCCTCGATCGACCGCCCAGGACCAGGTCGACCAGGCCAACGCCAACGCGAAGCTTTGGCAGGCCGCCGCCGAGGCCTCCGACAAGCGCGCCGACCTGTTCGGTGAGCAGCTCGGCGAGATCGTCGCGGCGATGCGGGCCGTGGAGGCGCTGGTGCGCACCTCTCCCGGGCGCGCGCCGTGACGTGGTGGCGGCCGTGGACGTGGTGGCCCAAGCCGCGGCGCCCGGCCAGCAGCGCCGGCGCGGCCGCGCGAGCTCAAGACGATGCGCGGGCCAAGCTGGAGGACGCCCGCGCCCAGTGGTCGGAGGTGCGTGAGGTGACCGACCGGTTCCAAGACGCAGTCGCCGCCGCGCTGGCCAGGCGGCACCGGTGACCGCGTCGCTGTTCGCCGGGTTCGTGGCCGCCCTGGTCATCGAAACGGCCGGCCTGGCCCTGTTCCTGGTCCTGTACCTGCGTGATTCGTCGTGGCACGACACGGCCGTCGGTCGGCACCTGGCCTACTACACCGCGGCGTTCCTCGCCGCCTACCTGCTGACGCTCACGTCGCTGTTCATCCGCCAGACGTGGCTGGTGGTGGCGATCCTCGTCTCCCACCTCGGGCTGATCGCGGTGATCTGGCAGCGGGTCTGGCTGGTCTGGCGCGCCACCAGGCGCTAGTGCGGCGCCCGCCACTCCCGCCGTAGCTGGTCCCAGGTCCGCCGGGTCTGGATCACCTCACGGAAGCCGACCGCCACCGCGGTCAGGATCCGCACGTGCTCGGCCGTCCACGGGTAGGGCTCCCGGCCCGGGCCCGGGTTCATCGGCACGTCGGAGTCGTCGAAGCGCTGCAGCGCGAGGTTCAACCTGCGCACCGCGCCCAGGTTGGCCACCCGGGCGTCGGTCAGCTGCCGGTCCCGGTTGCGCTCACCCACCCCCGCACCATACGAACACGTGTTCTAACAAGTCAAGGGAGGAGTCGAACATGGAGAAGGCCGCCCCGTGCCGGATGGTGCTGGTCACCGTCGACCCGCACTCCAACAACGGCGTCGACGTCGCCCCGGCGGTCATCGTTCGCGCCTGGTCCGACACCGAGGTCAACGTGCGGGTGCTGCGCGACGGGCCCGACGTGCCGTGGATGTGCTCGGTGCCGCTGTTCCAGACCCGCGAAGAACTCGAGGCCGAGCGGGACAAGCGTGCCGCCCGCTGGCGGCAGGTCAGCGACCAACCTGTCCCCCTGTTCCACGGCGCCTACTGGCCCCCGCGGGTCTGAAACGGGCGCGGACCGATGAAGATCTTCTATGACACCGAGTTCCTCGAGGACGGCCGCACCATCGAGCTGATCTCGATCGGCATGGTCGCCGACGACGGCCGCGAGCTGTACCTGGTCAACGAGGCGATCGCCACCGACCCGCGGCTGTACGACCGGATCTGCCGGGACGGGTGGCTGATGGCCAACGTGATCCCGCACCTGCCGATGGCGCCCCGCGCGGACTACCTGCCGGCGGTCGAGCTGCCCCGCTACGGCAAGTCCGGCCGGTTCGGCCTCGACCTGGACAGCCGGGAGGTCATGCCAATCCGGCAGATCCGCAACGAGGTCCGCCACTTCGTCCAGGACACCCCCGACGTCGAGCTGTGGGCCTGGTACGCCGCCTACGACCACGTCGCCCTCGCGCAGCTGTTCGGGCGGATGATCGACCTGCCCTTCGGGTTCCCCATGTGGACCAACGACCTGAAGCAGGAGTGCGTCCGCCTGGGTGACCCGCCGATGCCCGACACCGCCGGCGCCGAACACAACGCGCTGCACGACGCACGCTACAACGCCGCGATGTGGCGCGCCCTCGCCCAGGCCGCCCCGTGAGCCGCCGCGGCTGGTGGATCGGCGCCTTCCTGGCCGCCACCGCGACCGCGGTCGGCGCCGAGCTGGTCGCCGCGACCGACCACAGCCCGGACACGGTGCCGTGGACCGAGCTGCTCACCGACCTGCCGTGGTGGGTCACCATGCCGGCCGCGCTGCTGCTGGCGGTGTGGCTGCCGATCCACCTCGCGCTCCGGTACCGGCGCCGGCGCGCCGGTACCGCCCCGCAACCCCTGCGCCAGGGAGGCGTCATGCAACCAGCCCCGCCCACCCAGACCCGGCACCCCTGGCGGGCCACCGCCCGGACCGTGTTCGCCGCCGCCGTGGCGTTCGCCTCGCTCGCGCCGGTCGTGGCGGCCACCGCGCACGTCGACGCGGTACCCGCCGTCGTCCAGGTCCTGGCCGTCGCCGGCGCCATCACCCGCGTGCTGGCCATGCCGGCGGTGGACGGCTGGCTGCGCCGGTACCTGCCGTTGCTGGCCACCACCCCGGCACCGAAAGCGAGGCAGCGGTGAGGACCTTCCAGCTGCACCGCGACACCGACGTCACCGGCGTGTCCGGTACCGGCGTCGTCGCCGACGGGGTCGAGTTCCCCGACGGCACCGTGGTCGTGCACTGGCGCGGCGTGCACCGCTCGACCGTGATCTGGCCCAGCCTGGCCGACGTCGAGGCGGTCAACGGCCACGGCGGCGCCACCCGCATCGTCGTCCTCGGCCCAGACGGCAAGCCCGCCCGGCCGGCGCTGCGCCCGGCGCCGGACCTCGCGGCATGAACCGGCGGCCCGCCATGGACACCCCGGGGATCACCGTGCACAAACTGGCCATCATCGACGAGGCGCAGTGGTCGTTCCGCGAGCGCGAGCCGCGGTGGGGAGACGGCACGTGGGATCCGTTCCCCGCGTACCCCCACGACCTGGCCGTCGCCATCGAGGCCGCCGCGCACGTGCAGCGGTACTGCCCGCCGCTGTGGCACGTGGAGATGTACCTGGCCGACCGGGAGGAGACCGGCCGGTCCAACGGCTACAGCAACGTCAACCAGCCCCAGCACCGCAACGACGACGGGACCTGGGTCAAGGACCCGCCGGTCGGGCTGATCGTGCTGTCCGGCAAGCGGATCCCGCCGCACCCGGCCATGACCCGCTACCTGGTCGCCCACGAGTACGGCCACAACCTGGCCTGGATGCTCGGCCACGTCCGCGGCGCCAACCTGTACGACGACGACCTGATGCAGGACTATGCCGCGATGCGCGCCCTGCCCCCCGACGGCGTGCACCACGGCTCCGGCGGCCGCTGGCACGACTCGCTCCACGAGGTCTTCGCCTGCGATTTCCGCATCCACGTCGCCGGCGTCGAACCCGAGTTCTGGCCCCACCCCGGCATCGCCCGCCCCGAGCGGGTCGACCAGCTCGACGCCTGGTGGCAGCAGGCGCTGGCCGACCTCGACCACGCCCGGGTCGCCGCGGCGCTGTCCTGACCGCCCGCGAAATACCAGATATATAATTACGCACGTCAATGGCCCCGGTCTCCCGTGCGGGAGGCCGGGGCCATTTCCTCGCGTCCGCTACCGCGCAACTTCCAACGCGAGCGCCGGCACGCTTGCCCCGTTGACCCGATCCGGCAACGCCGGTTGCAGGTCGGCGCCGGCCCGGTACGCGGCGACCGCCCTCTCGACCCGCTCCGCCGACCAGCCCGTGCGGGCCCGGATCTGCCGCTGCACCGTCGGCAGCCGGTCGCCGTACAGCTCACGCAGCCGGGCCGCGTTCGCCACCGCCGCCGACCCGGCCGCCGGGCCCGGCCGCGGCACCCGGGCACCGGTCGGCTCCGGCCGGTCATCCTCGACCGGTGCGTCCGGGTCGGCCGGTTGCCCGGTCGGTTGGCCGGTCGGGTCGGTGGTTGACTGGTCGGTCGGGCGGTTTCCCAGCAGCCGACCAGGGTCCAGGTCCGTCGCAATCAGCGCGGTCAGACCCTCGTAGTCGGCCCGGGCCGCGAGCCGGCGGGCGATCTCGTCCAGGTCGTACACCGTCACCGCGATCCGCGCCGTGCTCCGGTCCATCCCCGCGGTCACCTTGCGCCGCAGCACCCGCGCGATCGCCGCCTGCCGCCGCTCGGTCCGCACCGCCTCCGCCGCCGCCTGCAGCGACCCGTATAGGCCCAGCTGCGGCCGCGCCCGGGCCAGCTCCCGGGCCCGGCGGGTCACCCACGGCCGGCGCAGCCAGCACCCCAGCGGGTAGGCCGGCGGTACCGCCGGCAGCTGCCCCGCCGCGCGCAGCTGGTCCCGGCGCCGGTCCCCCGCCTGGATCAGCCACACCCCGTACCCCAACGCGCTCATGCCAGCGAAGAACCCGCCCGCCAGATGGTCGGCGTGGCCCGCCCAGTTGAACGCCACCGCGAACACCGCCACCCCGGCCGACAGCACCCGGGCCGCCACCGCCCGCTCCCCCAGCCGTCGGCGGAAATCCGCCCGGGCCGCCAGCGCGATCCCACCCAGCTCCAGCGCCGCCACCGCCGGCAACGCGAACACCACCGGCCAGCCCAGCCACCCCACCGCCGCACCGGTCTGCCCCGCCAAAGCGGTCGCCGCGACCACCACGTAGAACACGCCACCCAACCAGTCCGCCACCCGACCACCCACCGGCCGGGCGGTCGGTGGGTGGTCGGTGCCGGGCGATGGTTGGTCGACGATCGGCCGGTATTCGGCGGCCGGCGGGAAAGCAGACATGGCCGGATCCTTCCTCACGGGGGGATGATCGCGTTCCTGGTGGATATCCACCATGCTAGCACGGGGTGGCTATCCACCCGCTACGGTCGTCGCATGACCACCGACCGCTCCGCCGACCGCCACACCAAACCCGGCCGGATCATCCGCCCCGACCCGCCCGACCTGTGGCAACGCCTCGGCGACAGGGTCGGCAACCGCCGGCGCTCCGAGATCATCTCCGCCCTACTGGTCTGGTACCTCGACGGCGGCGACCCACCCGAACGCCCATGGCTGCACCCACGAGCGACCCGTCGGCCTGGCTGATCATCCGGGTGACCCAACCGACACAACCCGTCACACTGTCCGGCGTGACGAACCCCAAGCCTCGCGTGCTCGTCCTGGCGTTGATCGCCATCACCGTCGCCGCGGCCCTCGTGTCGTGCGCGCAGCCGGACACCAAGACCGTCGGCGCGCGCCGCGACCGGCCAGCCTCACCCAGCCCGTCGATCGCGCCGCCTCCGCCCACCCCGACGCCTCCACCAAGGCCGGTCGGCCCGGTCTCCTTCGCGTCCGCCGCCGAGCTGGTCGCCGCGCTGAACAGCCATGGCCTGCCCTGCGGCCCGGCGGAGACGGTCGAGAACCCGACTTACGCGAAGACGATGATCGACTGCGGTCGCGAGGTGGTAGCCGCTACCTACGCCACGCACCAGCAGGCGGCAAACGCGTTCAAGAACCTGCTGACCTTCGCTGCCGGTACCGGTATCGAGATCCACATGGCGGTCGGTGTCAACTGGACGGTCAGCGGCGACGACCCGTCGTACGTGCAGCGGGTCGCGGAGACGTTCGGGGCGGAGTACCGAAGCGCCCGGGCCTGATTCTCAGGTGGCCGCGCCACCGGTCTGCTCAGCGGCCCGCCCGCTCCCGGACCGCCGCGCAGTTCCCCAGCTCAGGCTGACCCCGGGGGACCCCGGGGCCCGTGCGTGCGCCCTGCGGCACCGTGCGCGGTACCGTCCAAGAAGAGCGGGGCCGCCGGGTAGCAGCGGCGGGCCCGCACCCAGCCTGCTACCTGGGGGGTCTGCAAAATGGCGGACACGGCCGTCTCGATCGGCGAGCAGCTGCGCACCCTGCGCGGGCAGCGCGGTCTCACACAGGAAGCCCTCGCCGAACGGTCCGGAATCAGCGTCGACCTGATCAAGAAGCTTGAGCAGGGCCAGCGGGTATCCGCGCGCCTGACTACGCTCATCGCGTTGGCCAACGCCCTCGATGCCCCGCTGTCGCAGATGGTGGACCGCCGGCCGCGGCTGGACGGCGGCAGCGACCGCCTGGTCCTCGGGCTGCGCGACGCCGTGCTGTCGCCGCACCTGCTGCCCGGCTTCGACGCCGACGACGACGGTGAGGCCACTCCGGTCGACCAGCTTTGGAAGACCGTGCACCGCGCCTGGCGGCTCTACTGGGACGGCCACTTCGTCGACCTGGCCCGCATGCTGCCGGGCCTGCTCGCCGAGGCCCGGCAGGCGCAGCGCGAGGTCGGCGCCCCGGCGGCCGGGCCGCTGGCCCAGGCGTACCAGCTCGCGGCCGACCTGCTCGTGCACCTTGGCCGCGAAGACCTGGCCGCGTTGGGCGCCGAGCGCGGCATCGCCGCCGCCGCGGCCGGCGACGACGAGCTGCAATGGGCCAGCCTGCACGGCACCTACGCGTGGGCGCTGCTGATGCAGGCCCGGTACCGCGAGGCCGAGCAGGTGGCGATCCGGATCGCCGAGCGGATCGAGCCTCGGTTCAGCCAGGCGACACCGGAACACCTCGTCGTGTGGGGCGGTCTGGTCCTGTGGGCCATGGCGGCCGCGGTGGAGGGCGCCCAGGCCGACACGGCGGCGCAGTACATCTCGCTGTCGCGGGTCGGCGCCGCCCGGCTGGACCGCGACCGCCACGACTACGAGGTCAACTTCGGGCCGACGCAGGTGGCGATGCAGACGACGTACGCGTACGCGACGCTGGGCGAGCCGGACCGGGCGCTGGCCGCCGCCCGCGACGTGCGCCGCGAGGACCTGTTCACCATCTCCTACGGCCGTCACCTGCTCGACGTGGCTCAGGCGCACGTCGACCAGCGCCACGATGACGCCGCGGTCGAGGTGTTGCAGGAGGCGAAGACTCTGGCCCCGGTGTGGTTCCGGCACCAGCCGCCGGCCTCGTCGCTGGTCGGGCAGATCCGGGAGCGCAAGACGCGGCCCTCGGCCGCTCTGCGGGATCTCATCGCCGCGCTCGGCCCGGCGTAGGGGAGGACATGGCGTCCCCGCTGGCTCGGCGTAGGTGGCCGAACGGGTACAGCGCGTCCCTGTCGACGGCGTGACGTGCTGCCTACGTTCGGTTTCAGCACAGAGCGTCGGTCGGTGCCGTGAGGAGCCCGGCCGGCGTGACCGCACGGGGGACCGGGGTACGGCGACGCGAGGTGGGGCGGCGGGCCTGTGGCCGCTCCGCTCCGGGACCGCCGAAGGCTGAGCGCCGCCGTACCCCAAACGCACGGCGGCTCTTCGGGGAGCCGCCGCGGCAAGGACGCGCACGGCGGCCGGACCCGCACCGGCCGGATCGCCACCCGTGCCGGGAGCTTCTCCCCCCAGGAGGAACCGGCCGCCGTGCGCCCTCCCCCGACGGAAAGGGACGGACGGGCCATGAAGCGGTCGGTAGGCGCCGTGGCATCCGGTGACGGATGGGCGTGCGAGGCATACGGACCCGAAGCCGCGCAGGACGGCGCGCTGTGTTTCGTCGCCGAGCCGGGCCAGCGTCGCTGCGCCGACTCGCAGGAGTGCGCCCGCACCATGGACGCTGAGCGCAAGCGGGTATTCCGCAGGATCCAGGAGCTGTCTACCACGCAAGGTTCGGTGGGCGCGTACCTCGAGACGGTATTTACCAGCCCCGATCAGCTCCTCGGCGGCGGGCAGGGTTCGTGATGGTCGCCCACCACGAAGCCGACCCGCCAGAGGGCGACCCGCCGTTTCTCAGCGAGGAGCAGCTTCGCCACGCGGTCAAGGCGCTGGGGATCACCGACGAATCCGACACCTCGCGCAGCCGGGCGTACCTGCTGGGCGCGCTGCTCGCACTGGTGGAGACCGCCTGCTACCACGACCTGGACCGCGTCGACCTGCCCGTGGCGCACGACGGCTACCTGGGCGCGCTGCTGGCCCTGTCCGGGGAGGACCCGCAGGCCTGTGCCCGGGCCTGGGCGCTCGTGCTCAACGACCGGCTCAACCGCACCGCCGTGGACCTCAACGACGCCACCGACGGCAGCGGGCGCATGTTCATCGAGGTCGCCGGGCCGGCCATGCTCGCCGCCGCCAACCTGCTCAACGTGCTCAACCACACCGGCCTGACCGAGCAGGTCATGCGCGACACGATCGCCTACGCCGACGGCAACCTCAAGACCGCCCGGCGCAACCTCGGCCAGCTGCGGGAAACCCTTCGCAGGCAGGGCTTCCAGCTATGAGCCGGCCAATCCTGATCGTCGCGCTGTCGGGGGACGAGTTGCTCGCCACCGCGGCGCTCACGTCGGCGGCCGCCGACGAGTGGACCGTCGCGTTGGCCGGTGGCGACAGGCTGTCGGTCACCGGCCAGGCCAACGTCCAGACGTTGCTGGAGCAGCTGGGCACCGGCGACCGCCCGGGCGGCGAGAAGTACGAGCGGGACGACCCGGAGACCGGCGCTCCCCTTCCACCCGGCGTCGACGGCTTCGCCATCGGCGGCCGCCGACGAGCCGGCGAGGTTGCGAGGCACGCGCGACCCATCGCCAGCGCCGAACCGCCCACCGGCGGCAGGTGACATAGCCCCCGGCCGGGGCGTGCGGGCCAGCCACCCGCCGCCCCGGCCGGGCCCCTTTGCGTCTTGGCTCGCCCGTTCGGATACCCCCCTGATCGTCACAAGGCCAGATCGTCCGAGCGTTGGCCGGCAAATCCGTGGCGGTCCGGCCCTTACCCGGCCAGGAGCCGGATCGTTACGGTCGGACACGATCACACCCCCGGGGCTGGACGGGGCTTCACGCCTTCCGCGAAGAGGGGAGCTGCGCCGTGTCCACCGCGCCGCTGTGGATCGTGCTGCTGCTGGGCTTGCTTGCCGCCACTGCCACTGGCATCGCTGTCCAGCTGGGCCTGCACTGTTGGCAGGCGGCGCGCGATGTCGATCGGGATGCCGGGTCGCAGGCTCGGTACCGGGCGTTGCTCGAGAGGATCGAGCGGCTTGAACGTCCGGCCAAGCAGGAGGCGGAACCGCTGCCGCCCGGGGTGGCCGCGCGGATCTACGAGATGGGCCGCGAGGCCGGCCGGACCGAGCTCGAGATGGCTGCGGCCGAGTTCGGCATCCAGGTGCGCCGAGGCTCGCCCTTGCCGTCGGGATCGTAGCCGGGCGATGTGACCTGCGTCACACCATGCCCAGCGGACCAGCATTGCCCCGCGACCGTCCACAGTGGACGCGCCAGTCTCAGTTCCAGTCTCAGTTCTGGGGGGTCCGCACGAGTGCACACACGTACGAAACCGCAGGTCACGGACGTGTGCGGACCCCCCAGAACCCCCCTTTGCCGCACTGCTAATGCGGTTGGGGTCTTAAAGCCCCTCCCGGGTTCGAATCCCGGAGCCTCCGC